CTATAAGACATTCCTCGTATACATATTCTTCGCTCATGCTTCTCTGTCTCCTGTTAGGTTTCTGTTTTCGACACGGACAGATTCTTCTGTCTTGTCTTGGTCTTTGCCACCAGATATGTTAGCGTTTTCTGCTGTTGGTCGCAGTTCTACTATACCTTCTGGGTCTAGACCACGTTCTAATCTAGCTTCACCGGGTGTCAAAACACCCTCAGATAGATAAATCATATCCGTCTTAGCTTTTGTAAAGGCATCCTCTACATTGATTTGACGGAATGAAAATTTAGCTGCACCACTTTCTAATTGTGGCATCAGTTGTGAATTCAAAGCTGCTTCTACTGCACTTTGTAAATGTTTCACGTAAGGTTCAAAAATAGCACGTGCTTGTTCTGGTTTATCAAACATAGTGACTGGAACTTTCAAAGCTATGTGTATTTTCTTTAAAATGTCATCTGTATACTTACCATATTCAAATGCTCTTTGTGTACCCTGCATTTCTTTGATAGTTATATCATTACCATGTATAATATCTTCACCGGGTTCTAATGAATTGAACGCATCGACAATTTCGTTAATCTTGTCTGGGCCATAAGGCATATCGGGTAAACCAGCAGATATATCAAAACGGCTAGTGGCATACTTATTAAGAGCAGCACCGATATCCCGCTCTGCATAATCTTTGAGGTCAACCAAGTATAAAACTGGATGAATATCGCTAAGACCGTAAGCATAATCATCGAAAGGGTTGTTTCTATATGCAATGATTTCTTGTTCTTCAAATCTAACATTCTCTTTGTCGTCTCCCACATCTTGATAATAATACATCACTTGACCATTCTCATTTCTCTGTATATACATATTCTGAGATGACCTTAGAACTAAATTATCTCCAGTGTATTCCAGATAAGAAGTTCCAAATATTCTACCATTGCGTAACCAAGAGTATATCAACTGGTCAATATTTACTTCATCAAAAAAATCGGTGATAGCCTCGCGCTCTGCGTCATCATCAGTTACTATATCGTAACCGTCCTTCGCCGCATATATGCAGGGTAAATCAATCAGAGTCCTGATTATAGGGTCAGAAAGATACACATTCGTTATTTTGAAGCTTTATGCGTTTAATAACACCGGCTCCAAAAGACCGTGGACTGTTCTCACTAAAAGGTGGATTTTGTCCTACTGTTGCGAATTCTCTTCTTCTGCCGAAAGGCAGATAATCACGTAGAGGCATGGCTATCAAGTAATAGTAGACGGGGTGAGTATATAAAGCTTTCGCCGAAAACTACTTATATACCTCCGGGTGAGTGTTTATTTAACGAACTTTGGCCTCTTCTTGAAGTATACAAGCCTTGCCCTGTCCATCCAGTACCACTTTGTTGTGCATTTCTTCTAGCTGGCATAGAAACTGCAGCAAAATTACCTGAAATAGGTAACATTGACAAAGCCCCATGCAATGCTATAGCTGTACTATCACAATAATCATCATGTTTACCACTAGGAGCACTTATTTTCTCTGTTTTGTTAGCAGCATCCATTGTATACTCTAAATCTACGTGCTCTCTATACCATTTGTTTACCAATTTTGCTTGGTCAGCTGGTAAGCCTTTTGGGTCTGGCACTACAACTTGGTTTTTTTGTAGATATGATACCATGTCTCTGTAGACTTGGGTTTTAGTACCTTTCGCTCCACCTGTAAAAATGAATGGTATAAATTGTATACCAC